ATAAAATTGAAATAGTATTTTAAATTTATTTATTAATTATAATTTATAGATTATATTTAACAATGGCAAAAAATAGAAGAAGTTATAGTTCATTAAGTAATACAGAAAATGACGAAGTCGAAAATACTCCTACTTTATGTGTAGAGAAAGAGAAAACTACTTTATGTGTAGAAAAAGAGAAAAAAAATTATTTAAGTAAAGTTATTCATTATTTATGTAAAACAATCAAATTAGGATCAAGTTTGTACGGAATTTATTTATTATGGATATTATTCCATTACTTTGCTTCTCATCTTTATATTGAATATTGCGTACCAAAAACATGGATGGGTCTTGTTATTTCTCCCTTTTTAACAGCAACTCCACATTGTCAAGGTTTAAGATGGATGATTTATAATGGAGGTAACCAAATTAATCAAATGTGGATTATGATCGGATCCTGGATTTGTGTAAAATTAATATTTTAGAAAAAAATAGTTATATTGTTTGTATTTTATTGATGTAAATATTTTATTTTTTCTGAAAGAATTTCAATACACTTTGATTTCCTTCTTTTTCATTATTAGTTTCACGCAAGTATTCGTCAAATAACATTGTTTTTACTTCTTTATTTTTTAATTGTTCCATTTTACTTTCCAATTTATCTTCTGAAATGGTAGATTTTAATTTTTCCACCTCTTTTTTAAATTTCGATAATAATTTTTTTTTCCCTTGCATTTCCCATATTTTTTCTAAAACAAGAGCAAATACTTGTTGAACTGGTTTCATTATTTGATTAGAAATATAAAAGGAGTAATCTATTTTCAAATTATTTTCTTTTATAAAAGTCGGAGTTTCTATTTTTTCACCTTGAAGTGATTTTTTATTGGAGTTATGAATATAAACAAATGGTATTCTGTCACCAGAACTAGGTTTATTTCCAGGATCACGTGCTGTTATACGATCAGCAAGTACTTTATGTGCTATAGAATTAGGATTTTTGTAGCCAGATCTTAGTGATTTTGTAATAATTAATTTATCCATCGGATATTTCTCATCCACTATATTTTGCAGAGAAATTCTTAGAAAATCAATAGCTTTTTGAATATCTTTTTCTTTCATTAAAATATCAATTATTCCACCATATACATCTTTTACTATGGGAGCATTATCTCGTCGTTTCAGTACAATTCCCATTTCTTTTCTTTTACACTTATTTGGATCATGTTCATACAACATACCTACATACCTCTTTTTCGATAAAAGACAAAATGGCATAAATGTTTTTTCATATTCCAAATCATGTGGTTTTTTCAAAAATTTAGATGCTAAATGTCCAGCTTCTTGTGCTAGTTCAATTGTTATTTCAAGTGCTTCTTTTCCACGAATTGGTTGTCCATCTGGGGTTTGAAGATTAAACGTAAAGAATACTGAGTCTGTATTATGAACAATCATATTTCCAATACCTGCTGCAAAATGATGATTTTCGGTTGTTAAATCATAAACATAACCATCATATGGTATTTCATATTTATTAATAATTTGATGAGTTATATTTTTATATATTTCACTAAATTTTTTATAAGATAATAAAGTTACAATTAATTTATTATTTTCAATATCAATATTCAAATGAAATTTACAGTAATTACAATTCAGAAAATTTATATATATAGACGCATCTAACCAGTTATTTAACGAAAATATTCTATGTAATTTAGGTTTATAGCTTGACTGATAATCTCCTGTATTTATTTTTTCCAATAATTCTTTATGAAGCAGTTCTTTTCCTATATCAACATCTTTTGGTGAAACTTCTGTTCCATCTTTATGTAATAAGGAATGATCATCTGTTACATCTACTAATCCAGTATGAGTTATTATTCTCATCATTTTTTTATGACTATCCAACTTATGTCTAATAACACGATATAATGGTGTCCATCCTTTTTCTGTCCATGTTTCAATATTATTTAATTCACAAACTTCTTTTTCTTGTTTTCCAGGTTCCATACAAGTAGTCCATTTACAATTACCATATTTTTCCGCAAGTTGTTCTATAGTTAAAATATCAATTAGTCCATTTATTTTAACATATACAGGTGTATAATTTGCTACACTATCACCATATATATATTCAGCTTTAGTTAATACAGGACCGTATTTTTCAGTATTGCAAATTCTATCACCATAAGTCTCTTCTACAATTCTCTTTGCATACGTTAAAAGCATTCTTCCAGTAGCAGTAGTTGAAGCAGCAACATCTTTTTCATAAAAAGTACTAGTAGTTGCACCACATTGACCATAAAGAGAATTCGCTGTTACTTTATAACCTAATTGACGTTTATCCAATACATTTTTCATAAATTCGTCGGTTTGAAGTGGAATTAATTTTCTAGTAGTTTTTCTTGCAACAAGCAACTCTTCCAAAATAGAAGGCATAATAGCTTTTCCTTGCTCAAATCTACATATTTTTTTCCCAGATTTTATTTTTTCTGCAGAAGCTGATGGTGTTTTTCTCACATATTTATAAGTATCATAGGTAATATTTACATATTCATGTCCTTCCAAATTATCATAAATAAATTCTCCACTTTCATTTTTAATACCTGTTTCTTTTATTAATTTTCCATCGAGATCATATTCTTTTGTCCATACTTTACTATCATGAGAAAGATTTTCACTAATCATGGAAGATGGATACAAAGATGCATAATCTACACATGCTACAGGATTATCTAAATATAAATCGCATTTAGGATCCAAAACAATCGCTCCTTCATAACCATCATCATTCTGTTCTTTTTCCAAGACAGGCATAAGTGTCTTTTTTTCCCTACATTTTTTCGCTATATAACTCGTTAATTTAATTCCTTGACCACGCATAACTAGAAAACTAATTGGTACACTACAAATTTTCGCCATTTCCACAAAACCAGTAATAACATCTACTTTTCTCAATAAATTTTGTACTAGATTACAATCCTGAATACAATATTTCGCAATTACTGCTCTATCATCCGCTGTTCCATTTGTCATTCTAAAAATATCTTTTGGAGTTACATCATCTTTAGCTAAACACCATCTCATTTTTTTATTTTCATCATAATTAATTGGTCTATCAATAACAAAAACTTTTTCTTTCAAATCGATTTTTAACACTTTAAATTTTGCACCATTTTCGTAATAGTCTACTGAATGTCCAATTTCTTCAAAATGAATATAACTCTCTTCCACTAATCCAGTCATGTTCAACGTTTTTATTTTTATACCATCTTCCACGGATTTTATAAAATCACCAATAAAATGACCAGCCACATAATCTAATTTATAAGAAGTGAGGTTTTCTTCTCGTCGAAAATAATTATAAAGATCAATTTGTAGACGTCCATTCATTTTTATAAATCGCAAATCATGTTGTCCACTTGCAATTTGAATTGTACTTTCTTCTAACTTATATCCTTCTTTTTCATTTCCATTAGCGTCTTTATTTTTATTTGCACAAATTTCATCTTTATTTCTAGATAATTTCAAAAAATCTTCTAGACAATCTAATTCCTCTGCTCTTTTAAACATAAACTGGTAATCAAAACCAAATATATTATATCCAATAATAATATCTGGATTTTCTTTTTGAATTAACTGCTGCCATGCTAGTAAAACTTCTTTCTCTGTTTGATAACTTTCAATTACAGTATTGTTTGTAGGTAAGTAAGTACATGTATTTAAAGCAATGCAATGATTTAAATAAGTTTCAGTTTCTCCATATTTTATAAAGGTAGAACCAATAAAAGTTACCTTATCACCTTCTAATTCGGGAAATATGTTCATTTTTGCACTATATTTTTGCGGAGTTAAAGAATTATTAATCAAGTTTATTTTTTCTTCTCTATTTATTTTCTTGTCACAAATAATATCTATTATTGTATAATTGTTATCAATGTTTAATTTTGAATAAGATTTGTTATTATATTTATCTTCTTCGTCATCCTCTTCCTCCATTTTATGAAACAGATTTTCAATAGTAGCTGTATTATTTATATTTTTATTTATAGATTTACATTTTTCAGAAAACCATTTTTCTAGGATGTTTTCTAACTCTGTTTTCTCAATTGGTGACTTTGGATAAACCAAGTCAATTTTATCCATTTTTTCATAACCAAATGCTGTTAAAAATATACGTTTTAATATATTTTTACATAGAGATGGACTAATTTCCATAAGTAATGTTTCAAAATAATCAACTATATTTGTTGCTAGTTTCTTATACGATTTTACAGGAATTGGAAAATCCCCGTGACTACTACTAGCCTCAATATCAAAACTACATATTTTATAGGGAACTAATTTTTCTATGTGATTTAAAGGAGTTATATCTTTATAATCTTCAATAATAAATTCATGATCACAAGTAGTTGTTTTTGCTCCTCCTTTCATTTCCAGTATTTTTTTTTCTGTAATTTTTTTATTTGAAATAGAAATCCATCCTGATGGACTTAAATCTTTTATGTGAAAGAAACGTAATAAAGGAGGAATATTTGCTTCATATAATTCTGTTGAATAATGATTAAATACAAATCCTTCTTTTAATAATTTTCTTCCTTGTTTATAATCAGAGTACCATAAATTTTTTGTTTTATTAAAAGCATTCATATTTGTAAAAACTAATTTAATGAATTTATATTCTTTACCTGCATCAAAACCGTATAATTTTTTACGTTTTACCATAATACAATCTTTTTCCAGAATTGATTTTTCATAGAACTTACCTATTTTGGATTTTATATCCATTATAAATTGATTTTTAGTAGGAATATCCCAATTGTCTTCTACTAAAACATAAAAGAATGGTTGAAAATTCGATACGATGAAAGAACAAGTTTCTCCTTTTTCATTTAATCCAAACATTTGAATTTGAAAAATATTGTTGTCTGTATACGTTTTTTTCCCTCCATCACTACTATTTCCATCTCCTCTATCATTATATACATTAAAATCTAATAAACGAAATGTTTGTTCTAAACTCATTTTTTATTTTGAATATATTATAGTATAAATTCCAATATATTTAATTCAATTTTTTGTGAAAGATTTTATTTCACAAATATATCAATTTAATTAGAAGTAATAATATTGTTTAGAAGTAATAATATTATTTTTGATAAATAATAATTTATTTGATATTTATATAAAATGTCTTCTACAATAGGTGTTGATGGTAAAACCTATGTTAAAACAAATGGTATAACTTTATCTACTCCATATCAAAGTTCAGATAATAATTATTATGGTGATTACAATTCTGATGTATATATTATTTCTACAGATGGTATAACTTTTACAAATAATAATATTATTTTAGGAGGAGGAGGAAAAGGAACTGGAGCAGTGGGAAAAAATGGTTTAGTAAATTCTGCAAATAATATAACGATCAATAATTTAGGAGCATTTTTAGGTGGTGGTGGAGCTGGAATTGGTGGAAGCAATGGTGGTGCTGGTGGTGGTGGTGGTGGTGATTCTGGTTCTGGTGATGTTCTTGGTGGTGAAGGTGGTAGTATTATAACAAGTTTGGATGGTGGTAAAGGGAGTGATGCTAATACAAGTACAGGTAAATCTGGTGGCGGTGGTGGTGGTGGTCCAACCGGACGAGGTGGTGGTACTGGTTTTAGTTTTAGTTATTTATATTTAGGTACTCATGGTGGTAATGGATTATATTCTAGTGGTAATGATTATTCTGGTAGTGATGGTGGTGATGTAAAAAGTAAACCTAATAATCACGGTGGTTATTATTATACTCAAGGTGGTCGTGGTGGTGGTGGTTATGGTGGTGGTAACGGTGGTAAAGATCAAAATGGTCGACAAAATGGAGGTGGTGGTGGTGGTGGTGGCCGTGGTTATGCGAATGGTGGTTATGGTATTCGAAACAATGGAACAATAACCAAATTAGTAAATCTGCAAGGAAGTAGTGTGCCAACAACACAAGCAATTGCTCAAACAAGTCCTTACCTTTACGGGCCTCTTTACTTTGCAGGAAATGCCCCTTTAAGCTATGTAATGCAAATAACTAGCAAAAACTCATTTGGACAATTGTGGTGTACTGGGGTAGGAAATCCTAGTCCAATGCAATTAACTAAC